GGGAGCTGGAACACCATCGAGTTGGCATTGACCTTTTCAACGAAGGTCTGCATGTACTTCGTGGCGTCATCTCCTGTCTGCTTGCGTGCGAAAATCTTGGATGCGACGTAATACTTCAAGCAATCGTAGAACGGGATCACGGTTGTCGATGCATAATCCGTGAGGGTCGGAATCTTGCGAAGGTATTTGATCTTCAGTTTCTTGCCAGCTTCAGCGGTTGATACAGGGACGTTGAGGACGACATACCCATCAAAGATCGTGTATTTTGTTGGTTTGCCTGGCGTGATTCCCTGCCACACAGTTGCGCCATCAGCGACGTTCGCCGTGATTGCTGTGCCAGAGATGCCAGAAAGAACACCCGTTGATTCTGTATTCGTCGTATAGGCAACGCCGTTGCTCGCCCCAAGCGAGATCGAACCGACGGAAGTGAACTCATGAGAATCGGCAAGGGTGACGGATGTGGCACCTGCAAGAATCGCACCGCTCAATGTGGATTGGACGGTATTCTTCAAGATGTCATCCATTTCGTCTGGGGAAATGTATTTGAGCGGTTCTGATCCGAAACGTACGTCCAAGATGCCCTGGAACGTGCCAGGGAACTTCATCTCATAGGTCAGTGCGGAGAGCGCGTAGCGGTTTTCGTTTTCCGTTGTCCCGATTGACGTGTCGTCCTTCAAGAGTTCAAAAACCCAGTTTTGGAGTTCGCACACGTACTTCTGGGCTTCATTCGTATCACGTACGAGGTCGGCTTCATCGCTGTACTGGTCATTGATATCCACAGAAGCAAGGCCGCAGGCATCCTCAATAATCTGTTGGACGGATGTGAGGCCATTGCCTGTGTAGTTCACGCCTGATGAATAGTCCGTGTAGGTCGTGGTAGCAGAGTTTTTGAAACGGTAGAACGCATACCCCGTGGAGTTCGTGAGGTCTGTGTAGATCGTATCCTTGCGGTTCGCGGAAATGTCCGTCGTCGCAAGCACTGACTTCGAGCCAGCAAGGGTTGTGGCGCGGTTGAACTCAATCTGGTTCCACTCAATCATCGTGATTGGCGTATCAACGTAGTGGTCAAAAACCGTGTTGGCGTTGAGCGTGATTGTCGTCCCTGTTGGAGCAGTGACCGTGTGGATACGGACGATTTCAGCCGTCGCCTCCCCGAAGTTGCCGAGCAGGGCGTACTTGCCAATGGCAAAACCCGTGATGTTGGCCACGGTAAGCGTCCCTGATCCTGATGCCTTGTCAGCCGTCAGCGTTGTTTTGATGCCACCTTCCAAGATCGAGACGTGCGATGCGATCAGGTTTTTGTTGGCTACTTTGAGATTGAGCATACGATTTTCTGAATAATGAAAGCGATCTTGGAGATGATTGTGGTGATGATGGAGTTGCGCGACACATCGTCAGGCACTTCAGCGAAGTAGCAGGCGAAGGTCACTTGATCGAACGGGATTTGCACGACCTGTTGCTTTGACGCATCCCACCAGTTCACTGTTTCCCACGCACCGACTGGTGAGGCATCGAAGGCAACCATCATGTGCGCCCCAACGCCTTCATAGTCATCAACGCCGATCATCACAGGCCGTTTCTTCAATACCTTGTAGATTTCGTTTGGGTTTTTGCACTTCGTGATGAAGAAATACCCAGGGATCTTGTGTTTGTCGGCGTCTGTGCCTTTCAGGTCAGTCGCAATGCCGATTTTCTTGGCCGCTTTCAAAACGGAAGACGGCTTGACGCCGTTTTCGGTTGTATTGCTGATGATGCTGAGGTATTTCCACGAAAGAACGCTTGGGTCATTCGTTTCCATCCATTCCTTGATCCATGTGGCACTACAGGAGACGCATGACGGGTCTGAACCCTGGTAAATGAGCGGGATACCGTCGATCGAACGGTTCAATGGCACGATTGTCTCAGGGGCAGACGCGCCAAAAGTCCGTTCATGGGAATAATCCTTGAACTTCGGCGCTTCTTTGATCCATCCTGAGACAATCGGCTTCATGCTTTCTTGAAATGAGCGAACCCAGTGATGTTTTTGTAGTCCCCGATAGCCGCACACGTCTTCCCTGTCCATGGATCAATGCAAATGTAGTCGTTTGAGAGCCACATTTTGCGGACAGCCACGATCCAATGCTGTCCGAAGTTGACTTGGAGGATAATCGCCCCGTTTTTGTCGTTGATAGCTTCACGGATGTAGCTGTCATTGCGTCCAGTCCCGCGCCAAACGAACTTCATCCCTGGGATTGCGAGCTTCGGCCACTGCACAAGACCGTCTGGCGTGTAGAACTCACGGTGTGCGGCGATCTTGGCAGGGTCTTGGAACTTGCCGAAGAAGTCAGAGAGCATCGAGATACAAGTTGTCGTGCATCCGTAGCGTCCAATGGTCAGCTTGCTCGCGCCCAATGTCTTCTCAGCCCAGCGTCCATCACGTTGAGAGAGGTAGACCATACTAGTTTGTGTCGCTTGAAATGATCCCGTACGTGAAGATACCCGATGCTGGATTGAATGACGCGGTTGACGTGTTCGATGTCCAGTCAATGTCGATGAAGTCCGCTGTACGCACACGTGCGCTTGTACGGATCACAGTGCCGCTCGCTGAATACGGATCAGTCACGAAAGCCAAGTCACCCACTTTTGCGCCTGTCAAACCAATCGTGATCGAAGTCGTTGACCATGCTGTGAGTGCGTTGGCATCAATGGTGCTTGTCGCCATCTTGATGAGGTCGATCTTTGATGCGTTCACACCACCGATCTTCGTAGAAGAAGCGGAAAGACCGCCGTTCGTGTAGAGCGTACCGTCACCCGTCCCTGTGGCGACGATAGTACCCGCTGTCAATGTTTGAATTGTCTGGCTTGCCGTTGTGACGCCACCGTTTGCGGTGAGCGTCCCTGTCACGACCACATTTCCACCGAAAGTCTGCGTCGATGTCCCAGAACCGAACTTGCCCGAGCTGAAGAACAGGTAGCCGCCGATTGCGCTTGCGATCAAGACGAAGAGGAAAGCCCCAAGGAAGATTTTGAGTTTGTTCATACTATTTTACGACAGTGATCTTTACGACTGATGACCAGTTGATGTTGTTCCCTGAAGCCCCTGTGACTTGCAGGTTGACGTTTGGTGAGCTGACGCTGAACGCCGCATCACAGGTTTCCTGGCCTGTGCTTTCTGAGGCGAGCTGGTCTGGGCTACCAAGCGCTTCTGTGGCACCAGCGATGTTGTTGAAACTCTGTTTGATGTAGTACGTCACGGCATCGCCAGCGGTTCCGCTAGCCCCGTCTGTACGTTTCCCGACGACTGTTGCTTGGACGAAGATAGTCTCGCCTGGGTAGACCATGATCGTGCTGAGCGTGACAGGCGTTGCATCTGTGGTGGAGATGGAATCCTTGAACTCACGCTGGACTGCATTTGGTGCTGATGGCATATGGGTTATTTCTTGGTTGAACTAAATCCGATTTGGTTTTTCTTTTCTTGTGGGTAGTAGAACTCGAATGTTTCGTGGACGACCTGACCCTTATCGTTGAAGACCCGTTTGACGACTTCGACACGCGAGATGGTGAGCTGTGTGTTTTCAATCTTCATATTCGACCCTGCGCCTTCGTCACTCGACGCAAAGGCGAACCCCGACTAGATCAATAGGCGCTTGGTGCGTTTCTTGATGAAGTCAGGCGGCTCTATCTCACTTAGACCTGTTCCGACGAAGAGCCAGTGAAAGGTTCGTTGCGTTCCTGACCCTGACCAGCTTTGAGGACAGCGACACCACCGATGGCGGCGTTGAGCGTCTGCACGCCAGATGTCTTGACAAACTCCACGACTTCTTCAAGCGTCATGCCATTGTCGGCAAGGAGCTTTGATTCTTCTTCGGTTGGGACAAAGCCTTCAACCACTTCACGTTGCCCGAGGGCGAGTTCTTCTGACATAGGTTTGATGATATGCGATTGCATAAATGAATAATGAGTAAAGTGAAAGGTGTTTGAGGAGAACACCAAACCATGAGCGGAGTACCAGGGGTTGAACACTGGACATCCCATGCCTGCGTCACATCGACGCAATGCCGAGAGCGCTCCCGTCGAGCTACCCCAGAAGGGTCAAAGACCCCTGCGCTGTTGCGCGAAGCCGTTGACCCTCAACCGCTCGAACTCGTAGATGTCTACGTCCTTGACGTTTCCATCTTCGTCTTCGACGGCGATTGTGATGTTGAGAGAGGTGCTAGTTGCCAGCTTCCAGGCTGTTGCGTACTCGATTGGAGTAATGAGCACAGCGGCCTTGCGTCCATCCCGAAGGATGAAGTGCATTACGCGGCGCTCGGTGGCCATGAGGCCATCTCTCCTTTCGGTTGTTGAACTTCCTTGAAGTTGGCCTCGATCACCTCTCTGAATGTGCGATCCGCTTGGAGGTTTTCGACGTGGATGGATCGCGGGTAGCGACCAATCTTGACGTTGATGCGGAAGGACGAGATGTAACCCGTCTGCCATGCCTTCCACGTGTCGTAGAGGACTTGGGGTTCGATGTCACATTCCGTCCGAAACTCACCTTGTGTTTTTGTTTTGAACCAGACTTTCATTTTTCCCTCCCCGCTACCCATGAATCCTCACGGACAATGGGGAGGGAAAACGGCTACTTGTCGAAGTTCTTGTCGATGGTCGTCTTGATCTCTTGGATTTTTTCGAGAACGGTGTCGATCTTCACGTCGAGTACAGCCTGTTTGCTTGTGAGCTGTTGCTGGACGTTTTCTACGACTGTCACACGTGAGCGGAGTTCAGTGCTTTCATCCTGGACACGTGATACGTCGGAAGACACAGAAGCGATCCAGTAAATCCATCCGCCGACGATGATGAGGATGGTTACCCCAACGCCTGCCGTGATGACAGTGCTGTTGAGGTAGACTGGCTTTGCTTCCTTGCCTCCCATGTACTATTCCTTTGTATGATCCGTCGCCCACTTCTCGATGCCCACGATGATCGTGTTGGCAAGAGGGACGAGGAACAAATACTGCTCAGGTACCTGCGCGTGCGCCAAGAGCAACGCCGCTGATGCAGCAAGTGTGGCCGCAATCGAGTACCCAGCTACTTTGAGGATGTGGACGGCATCGGCCTTGTCGATGCTGAATCCTTTGGATGTGAGGTCTGCCATATATTATGTAGACAATTCGTTAGCTTGTTGTTCTGCGAGTTCGTCTTGGGCTGGTTCTTCAGGCGTAACAGGTTCCTTGACCACGACTGGCTTTGGCTGTGTCAGTTCCGCCCCAAGAGCGGCGAGCAATGCAGTTTGTGCAGCCTTCTCAACGGCCTTTTCTGCTTCAACTTTGAGGCTTGCTTCATGGATCGAGGCGAGGCGTGATGCTTCTGCGTCGATAGAGGCTGTGACTTCTTCTGGCGTCCCTACAAGCCCCACAAACCCAGAACCGATCTGGTTGCCCTGCTCGTCCTTTACGAACACGTTGATGCGCTTTCCAGCGCTCGTTTCAAACGGTTCGGCTGTACGTGAGTAGTTCATATTAGTTGAAGAGTGATTTGATTTTCTGCCAGATGCCTTCTGTTTGGCCTGAGCGTTCTTCGAGAGCTGTGATGCGATCATCTTCAGCCTGCAAAGCGCCAGTGAGAACGTACGTCACGCGAGCGTAGTCAACCGTGCGTGGGAGCAATGTCTTTCCGTCCTTGACCAAGATGACGTTCGGGTAGTTCTTCTTGTCAAAGGCGAGCTGTTCTGGTGTGAAGTCTGACGTGTAGCTCACAAGCTGAGGATCGACCATTGCGACCTCTTCAGCAATGAACCCAGCGGATTCTGTACCGCCACCATTCGTCCCTTCTTTTGGAGCCTGCCCAGGCTTCCAATCGAAGCTGACCGCGCGGAGTTTGAGTGCCTTAGCCAAAAGTTCCTTTGGTTCGAGGCTCTCGATGTGTTCCTTGAAGAACGCTGACGAAACCGTACAGTTCGTGGCTTGCTGGCCGATACGACCTGAACCAGTCACGAAACAAACGATGTTACCTGAAACTGACGGTGCGCCAAGGTTCGGGAAGGAGATTTGCGTTCCAGTACCCGTTGCGTTCACAAAGAAGATCGTGCCAGATGAGTAGATGTTCGCCAGCGAACCTGTGGCCGAGCCAAGGTTTGTGATGTTGTTCGTTCCGAGGTTGATCTGTCCGTTGATGAAGAGGTTGGTGCTAGAGACGTTTTGGATGTATGCGTTTGCGTATGTACGGATCAGGCTTCCGATACTTCCCGTTCCAGTTGAGAGTGGAGCGATCAACCCTTGCAACAGTCCTTCTGTTGGGTCAAACAAAATCGAAGTGTTGCCATTGAGACACCACTGCACTTGGCTCCCCGAGTTGATCCAAAAGCCAGTACCAGGTGAAGCGATGCCCCTGAGGCCACCACTCGCGGCCAGCGTTCCACAGCTAGCACTTGCCCCGATTGCAAGACCTGTCGTTGTTGCGTTACCGCTCACCATGAGGTTGGTCGAAGTCACGGTTGCAAGGAACGCCGTACCTGATGCGTAGACGTTTCCCCACGAAATCGCAGCCGTACCAAGATCGCGTGCGTTGTTAGCACTTGGCAGCACGTTCCCGTAGAAGTTATGCGTACCGTTGGTTGAATCAATCCCGTAATACGTGTTCCCACCTGTTGCTGGGGAAATAGCGAGGTTTGATGCATCAACACGGATACATGAAATGGCTGACCCAGCACAGTTCGTCACACTACTTGTGAGGTTGATTTTCCCAGTATTGCCACTAGGCGACGTGATCGTCATAAACGATGTCGTCGCGTTTGTGGAAGACACGCCCTGTGCCATCACGACACCCGTGAACGTCCCCGTTGTGGCGTTCAAACCCATCGAGAACGTCGGTGTTGATGTGGCTGTTGCGCCTGCATTGATGACCTGCGTGAGCTGAGGGACTGAGCTAGAACCGCCTGTTGGCAAGATCACTGGGTTCGAGAACCCGAACATCGTCCCTTTTTCTTTGAGGTTGGCTGAGATGGAGTTGCTCGCAACGCCAAGAACCATCAACCAGAGGGAGACGCCAAGGAAAGCCAATGCAGGAATCTTGATCTTTTGGATGAAGGCTTTGATATCCATACTAGTTTCCAAAGAATGAAGCGCGGCAGTAGAACGTACCGAACGCCCCACCCGTTGTTTCAAGGACTGAAACCTTTACGTGAGTTGCGACCGAAGTGGTGTCGAAGTATCCCGAATAAACCGCAGCGCCAGTGGTGGCAGAGCTTGGGAACTTCACAGGCGTCACATAGGTGTCAACCTGTCCTGTAGCTGGCGAGATGCTCACAAGAGGGAAGAAGGTCACACCGTCATCGTTGGAGACTTCGATCTTGACCAGTGCATACGCGTTATCAACCGCAGGCGTGTACTTGAAGTCCAGGTGGATGTTCGGCATGTACTTCGTAAGGAACGTCTTTGTGTTCCCCGTGTACGCAGCCGTCAACGTCGCTGGTGTGGATGCTGTACCAACGCAGTCGTATGAAACTTGTTCGGGATTGCTTTTCATAGGTAGTTTGATTTCTGCCTTTCTGACACCCCCTTGGATGAATCCAAGAGGGAAGCAGAAGGCAAAACCGTGAAGTTTAGACCGTTCCGTCGGCGATGTTGTTGGCGAAAGAGGCAGCGTTTGAACCAGGAACAACCGCGTTCGTGTTGGTCGCGAGCATGAAGTTGTTGCGAGTACAGATCACTGACCCACCGAGTGCTGTTGTCCCGTAGTTGACACCAGCAGTGAAGATACCGCCGTTGAACTCCGTGAACTCGTTGTTGCGGACACAGTTGCCTGCGTCGGCAGCGGCACCGAAGATCACGCCAGCCGTCACTGTCCCTGTGTTTGCAGTCGTCACGCGACCAGCCACAAACACGTTTTCTTCGATCAAGTTACCGATACCAAGACCCGTGATGTGCGAGGTCTGAGTAATTGCACCACCAGCAACCACAAGGTTGGAGATGAAGCGGTTTTTTGTGATCGTGTTGTAGTTGCAGGCCGTTGTTGCCATGCGGATGAAGTGCGAGCCTGAGCCGCCTACAGCCGAAAGGAACACGTTGTCGTGGATGTTGCACCCAGACGCACCAGCCATGTCAATACAAATCTGTGTAGAGGCGAGGTTCATTTGGAACCCAGCGACTTCGCAGCCATTCGCTGTGATGTCCATGATGTCAGCGGCAGAACCCGTGAGGATTGCTGAACCGACTGAACCAAGGGCGATCAAGTGGATGTCAGCCTTGCTCATGGCAAGAGCCGTTGTGATCGTGTATGTCCCTGGCAACACGTAGATATAGTCACCACGACCAGAAGAAGCCGCTGAAATAGCGTCAGCAATGGTTGTGAATGAACGTACATCACCTTCCTCGTCAGTCACGAAGTGATTGGTGAGGTTTGGGAGATATGTGGCACCAGAGGCACCAACGAAGAACGCTTTACCAGCGCCTTGTGGCGATGGCTTGGCCACGCGGCCATATTTTGAAAAGAGGTTGCGCATACGGTTATGTCGTATATTCGAGTGTTAGCCTTCCTCCAATGTCCCGATCCATTGGCAGTACCGACCAAAGGGGCTGGAGTTTTCCAGCCCCTTTGTTTTGTTTTTGTTTACGAGGCGTCGCCCTTTGAAATCTTGAACCAAGTGGCACCAGCGACACAGATGCCGTACCCACCGCGAGCACCGAAGTTCCAGTCATCAGTGGCGAAGTCTTCGCCAGCGTTGAGGTTCGCAGGTGTTTTGAGGTGCGGTTCTTCCCAGATGCCGAGGTAGGCTGACGAGTTGTCAGACGACGCAAGACCCCAGTAGTAGCGCTTTGTCGAATCCACAGCACCAGCGGCAGTCGTAGCAACGCGAGGAAGCACGACGTGGCGGTACTTGGAGAGATACACGTTCTTGACGTTGGCGTTTGCGCCTTCCACGTCCGCTGTGGACTGGAGGTATTCCTTGGCTGTGTTGACCGTGTTCGGGTCGTCAGTTGTCCAAAGGATGTCAAACGTCATTGTCATCTTTTCACCGAATTGGTTGATGGTTTCTTCAACAACCAAGCGTTCAATCGCTTCGAGCGCACCCTTCGACAAGCGTGGGTTGCTGGCAACGATGTTGCGGTAGGTTGAGGCTGAACCACGTACCGTGTGAACAGTGGAGGCAAGCGCGAGCGTGTCACCAACTGTCGTGTCAACCGTGATCCCGTCCATGTCAACGTATGAGGTTGAAGCAGCGAACGTGATGCGGTGAGCCATGTCCAAGTCCATGCGGTTGGCGACCTGCTTACCAAGGTTGGTCAAGCGGGCTGTCACTTCTGGGTACTTGTTCTGCGTACGCATTTCGTACGAGATGCCGATATCAAGCGCAACGCGCTTCATCGTCATGGTCTTTGAGTAGCCTTGCTGAACCGCAGCGCGGACAGCTTGGTCGGATTCACCCTTTGTGCGGGCGTATTCCTGGCCGTCGATTTCCGTAAACTCGCGGGTGTTCCCTGAGTTCATCGGGATTGGCTGTTCTTTGAACAAGCCAGACGAGCGCATCGCTTGTGGGACGGAGGTGTACCCCTTCAACCACAGGACGTTCGCCAATTTGACGAAATCTGAAAGTGTTACTGTATTGAGTTCCATAGTATTAGGGTTAGGCACCGATCACACCGCAACCAAAGGTTCCGATGTTCAAGAAACCACGACCAAGCGTTGATGAAAGAACCTGCATGACCTGAACCACATCGTATGTGGAGCCACCACGGTTGACCGTGAGTGAATCTGTCAAGTCGCAATAGAGGCCGATATCAGCAGCCACGAGGGATGATGATGGGAACTCCCAGAGGACACCGTTTTCGAGCGGTACTTCGACAGGGACAAGACGTGAAGACGCGTAGTCGGAATCGGTTGAAGCGACTGTGCGAGCGATAACACCAGCGATTGTCGAAGGCGCTGTTGTTGAGGTAGCCGCGATCAAAAGGCCAGATGACCACGCGACGAGAGCGCCTTTTGTGAGGGCAGTCGAAGTCGTGACAGGAAGCCACATGACTTTGGTTTTCCCAGCTTTACGGGTAAAAGCCATAATAATAGTTTGAGAATGAGAGTAGATGAGCGTGCGTCATCCTTGATTTGCATACAAAAAATCGCAAACATCGGTAGACGCTTGCGATTTTTGTCCCTTGCGGGACTGACTACGGCTTTTCTGCCGCGAGTGCAAAGCGGACTTTTTTTGACGCGGGCTTCCCACCCTCGGATTCGGTTGTTTGACCTACGGTATCTATTATACCACAGGTTTCACACCGATTCTAGCAGCCCTTTCCGCCCTTACGCTTGGGGGACTTCTTTGACTTCAACATTTTCGTCGATATCTTCAGGAATAAGCAGTTGGAGAGGGATCGCATCGCCGCCAGAACAGTTGAACGCCTTTTTGATCGCAGCTTCACGCAGGTTGTGAGCCAGTACGCCCATAGCGGTCGCCACGTTTTGTACAAAGTAGTAATCCAGTTCATGTGTAGCCAGTTCAGCAAGGAACTTGGTGGCGAAGTAGTGGTTGATGTGATCTGTGACGTTCCCGTCAATCGCCACATCCTTCTGAAGATGAAAGAACAGCGTCCCGCTCATCTTGCTCTTGAACCCATCAGCGTATTCGACTTCAACGAAGCTCCCGTCACCAACGGCAGTGAATGACTTGATCTCACGGTTTCCAATGTAGGTAGGCATGGTGTTTAGTTTACGAACTTAGACCCGACTTCGATGACATCGTTTCCTTCAAGGCGAAGTTTGAACAGGAACTCGCCAAGGGCGTCAATGTCGGCTTGAAGCATGTTCTGTGACTTGTTGATTACTGGACATACGATGTGCTTGTAGGCACGTGTGTAGTACACGAACGGCATGGTTGACTTTGACCCATCACGGAACGTGACCTCAACCTCTTGGTCTTCACGCCAGACACCCTGTGGGGACTTTTCAACAACATTCTTTGTCATCTTTTCCCCAACAACGATCTTGCCGTCAATGTGACGTACACGGACTTCCATGCCTGGGGCTTCACGGTTCTTTTCGTCGAAATGTGCGAGTGCGGACTTGGATGCAGCGGCTTCAAGACGCTCCATGCGTGAGAAAAGCGCCTCCAACTTGGACTTTTCCACAGATACCATCTCTTCTGAAGGGTTTTTTGACTTTTCTTCTGACTGTTGCGATGTCACTTGTGGCTTTTCGTCGGTGACTGCTTGTTTTGTGGTAGGTGCCATATGTGTTCAGGTTATGTGTTGTGCTTTTTGAGGTCTTCTTCTGACAAACCAAGGCTCTTGGCGAGCGTTTTGAGGTCGGACGACAGCTCTTTTGACCCCTTGCCAGTCGGAGCAGAGCCTTCACCTGAGTAGGACACGGCACGAGCGAACGGATCGGACGAGATGTTGGCATCTTCCTTGGCCAAACGGTACGCATCACGCATCTTGCGCTGGATATCGGCCTTCGAGATCGCTTCATCCTTGATGCGGTCGAAATGGAACAGCGTCTTTTTGCGCAGGTCGTCGTTATCCCCAGCGAGCACGGTCAACGCCTCATCCTTGAAGGACGAAACCTGAAGCTGGACAAAAGACTTCTGCTCGTCTTCGAGCTTTTCTTGGCGTTGCATCAACTCAATCTCTTTGGCACTGAGCTTGTTGCGTTCTTCTTCGTTGAGGTCACGGAACTTCTTGAAGTTCATGTCCTTGTTTTCGAGCTTGGCAAGCTGTTCCTTGATGGTTGCAGCTTCCGTTTTTGCGGCGTCGGCGGCGTCCTGGATCGCCTTCGCTTCTTCAGCGGTCAAAGCGCCCTGAACCAAGCTACCGTCTGCGTCGTAGAGTTCTGCCATACTATTTCTTGTCTTCGCCCAAGAGCTGATTGAGCAAGCGGTACTCCCCTTGAAGGCGTGAGAGTTCCGTCTTGGTGGCCTCAACAAACTCGTTGTGGTTGTTGACGCGCTTCTGCAATTCCTGTGTGAGAGCGTCAAATGCGTTTTCCGCACGTTGGCGTTGACCCAGAAGACTTGCCTTGTCGAGCAGTGTTGAAACTGCCGTTGGTTTGGCTTTCTTTCCCATTAGTTTGGGCTAGTGAATAAGAGGTCAAACGACCGAGAATCTATCGTAATTCGCAACCCTGCCAGCCAGAATGTTCTCTTTGTGCAGGTCTGAGAGACGTTCAAACTCTTCCTCAACTACACGGTTGCCATTGATCGAGCCGCGTCCAAACCAGATGTAGTCCATGTTGGCGGCACGCTCGACAGTCTCTTCGCGCTGGTCGCTGATGAGGTAGTTGATGACGAACTTGAATGACGGGTTGACACACACCATGTGCGCTTCAGCGAGCATCTGTTCCTGTTCTTCCTTCGGTAAATCCTCGATGTGCTTTGGGTTACGTGGCGCGATGTGGAGTTGATGACGCACAAGCTCCAGTGGATCGACTGGATAGAGCATGAGCGCCAAACGACGGCGCAGTCGTGTGATGAGCTGTTTGAGCATTTAGGCTGTAGCAGCGAGGTCTTTGAGAGACGGTTGGCCTGGTGGTTGAGCGCCGTTTGCGACTGATGCCGCCACTTCCCCACTGGCTCCTGGAGCTGGTGCGCCAGGCATCCCAGGTGCCATTGGCTGACCCTTCGTCCAAAACTTGTCTGGGTCTTCCTTGGCGAGCACAGCGAAGCGTTCTTTGAGGTATTCCATGTTGAGGGATTGGATACCGAAGATCGTGGCAGCTTCCTTGATGTTGTTCACGAACATCACGCGCTGGAGTTCAGACGTGTTCTTTTCGGTCGGCGCAATGACGATGTACCAAACGTACTTCATCGTGCAGAGTTCCTTCGGGTTCAGGTACACCTTGCGGATCGGCTTACGGTACTCACGTGACAAGAAGTCTTCCTCAGACTTGACCTGATCGGATGACAACGTGTTGGCCATCTCAGGGTTCATCTCGATGATCTTCTGGCCTTCGACGCCATTATCAAACGACGTGTCAACCGTGATCGTGCGGTACACATCCTTCAGCTTCTTGGTTGATTCGTCGATCTCACTGTCAATCGGCTTCGTCCAGTTGGCCATGATGTTGTAGACACGGAGCCACGCCAACTGCTTCTCCATTTGGATGATGCCCCAGATCGTGAGGCCGAGCTTCATCATCTGTTGCTTCTTGATCTCCAAGATTTCCGTAGCTGTTTGGCTACCCTGAGAGCTGTCGCCACTGAACACAGGTGACACGGACTTTTCGTCAACGATCTGCTTGACGAGCTGGAAGGCAGAGAACTCAGCAGGCGTCACGCCCATTGGTGCATTGCCAAAGATCGGCTTGAGCTTGTCTGGGTCGATATCATTCTGAATGTGGCCAGGGCTGAAAATGCGCTTAGACAACACCTTTTTCGTGTTGTTGGCCATCGGCGGTTTGAACGATTGCTGGGTCTTCAAGATGACGAGCTTGATGAACTCATCGAGAGTTTGCTGGTCAACCTTGGTCTTGGCTGGAATGGACTTGGAGACGCCGAAGTATTGCGAGATCGGTTCGGCAGAGCCTTGCACAATCGTGTACTCCCCTGACGGTGAGATGGCTGTGAGCGGGAAGCCGTTGTCGCGATCCTTGATCGGCAACATCATCACGCCGTTCAGCATAATCATGAAGTCGTTTGACCACTTGTCCTGGTACTTGATGACTTCCACCATGTCCTCTTCCTGTTCGACAAGCGACCAGTCGGCGTACTGGATGTTGTCGTTGGTTGTGATCTCTTTGACGATCTTCTTTGGCACGAACTCCCAGCGTTCCCATTGCTGATAGATCGCCTTGATCTCGTCGTATGGCACGCTCTCAACGGACGCAATGTACGGTTGCTTGCGCATGTCGAGCTGTTTGAAGTTGCCTTTGAGCACCTTCGTCCCGATGAGCATGTTGGCTGTGCAGCCTTCGTATGCCTTCTTCAAGTCTGATTCCCACTTGGCCGCCTTCATCTTCACGCCTTCCGACCAATCCATCTTCAATTCCTTTTCGACGCGGAACTGTTGTGTCCACACTTCTTCCACAAACACGTCACCCTGGTCGAGATATTCCTTGTAAATCAACGGTTTCTTGCTGTCCCAGTCCTCGATTTCACGGGACTTCTTGACCATATCTTCCATGTGGTCGCCGAGTTCAGCAATGTACCCATCCTTGTTATCAAAAGCCTCGATGTTTGGTTCGAGGTTGTAGTTCAAGAGCGCAGACAACAGCGTCAACGTCTTTTCATGGGTTGTTCCAGTAACAACACGGGTGTCGTCTTTGTTCTCCTTTGGCGGGATGTACGAGTTTGCAGCCTTCGCGTTCGTTTCGTAGTACGTCAAATAGTCCATGTCATCCAACTCAGGATGCGTGGCGTCGCGCTGGCGCTTGGCGCGTTCAAGACGGCGAATGATCTTGCCACGGTAGGCAATTTCTTCGTCGGTGTAAGGGACTTTTTTGATTTCTTTTTCCTCCTGCGTTACTGGCATGTACACACATTATACCACGATTGTCAATGCCTTATCCCCCGAACACGGCGAACCTATCGAGACGTTCATTGAAATCCTCATCCGCTTCTGTCTTGCGAGGGATGCCGAGTGGCTTTTCACCAGCTCCCCAAACGCTCAACGCCAAGCTCATCACACGGTCGTCATGCAATCCATCTGGCACAGTGACCTGCACTTTTCCGTTCTTTGTCAAAGAGTATTGGAATGATTCAAGCTCACTCATCAACCCCTCGTCATTCGGCATTTTGATGCGGTCTTGCTCGATCATGATGGCCAGGTTGTCGAGCAACTGGCGGCGGCGCTTTCCCGTGAACGTGACGGCCTCTTCCTGCCCCTCCTTGGCGTCACGGTCGATCTCGACACCCATTGCGATCAAGTCATCCACAATCGGGTCGCCAAGCCCTGTGCTGTCGATACGCACCACTGGCTGTTTCCAACGGTAATAGCTGGCCTCGATCTTGGCTTTCTGCATCGGCCAGTCCACCTGGTTGAAACGCGTCTGCTCCCCCACCTTGAAGGTGTTGAGACAGAACGGTGTGATGACCGTCCAGTCCTGGTATTTGGCCAAGTCAACGCCAAGTTGGTAGCTGTAGCCCGCCAAAGGCAAGACGTTCTCTTCGAGCTTGAGCAGATCGTAGGTGTTCGTACGGATGCGACGGAAGAATGACGTTGCGCTCTCGATGAACTCGCACTCATACTCCTGGCCGAAGAAGGCCGCTGTGGTCGTATTCTTGGCTTCAGCGAGGTCTTCAGGGCGAATGATGCCAGACGTAGACGCCTTCATCATCGACGAGTGCCAGTTCGGGTTCTGGTTCTGCGAAGCATGTGTGTACTTGGCAAAGAAATCGTTGCGACCCTTTGGCGTACCCAAGAACCACGTCCACGCCGCTGGATTGGCTGTCATGATCGGTTGCACGATCCCCGACCACACTTCTGGCTTCATGTCGCCGTATTCATCCAAAACAACGCCACGAGGGTTCGGGCCTCGGAGAGAATCAGGTTTATCAGCCCCAAGCACGTACAAGATCGAACCGTTGGGGAACTTGATCGTGAGGTCTGAGTTGTTGCGCTTGTCCCAAATGTCAGGCGGACAATACTTGGGAAGCATCTCTGGCTCTTCCCAGACGATCTTCTTAGCTTGGTTCAGGAACGGAGCCACGTACCAGTACGTCCCCCGAACTGTCATCGCCCAGCGAAGCAGCTCGTTGATCGCCATTGAGGTCTTCCAGCACTTGCGGTGCCACACCCCCACCTTGAACCTCGCTGGATTGGCCATGAACGCTTGCTGGTGAGGCGCTGGCGTCCAATTGTACGGAATGTTCATTTGTTTTGTTGATGGCGGTTGCCAAAGGATCAGATGCGCCGAACGTCATCACGTTGATCGTGTTGCCATTCGAGGTCACGTCAGTTTCAGTCTTGTCTTTCATGCCCAAGTTATTCTTTGCAAAGAAGATGGCGAACTGTGGATTTGCAGCCCCATTCATCCCCGCTTGAAGCACAAAACGCTTCTGTAATGCCTTCGCACGTGCGTATGCGGCGGAGTATCCCACGTACTTGTCTTTGTACTCTGGCTTCGCCCATTCAACCAAAGTGTCACCGTCTACATCAATTTCATGCGCAAAACCCTCAAACGTCGGCATCAGCTTACGCATTGTCTGGTACGGCTTGCCCTTGGTGTCGTAGATCAATTCGCTAGCGTCAACATCGAAATACTCAATGATCCTGTCGTTGATTTCAGGCGTCCATTTTGTTGGTTGGCCAGCGATATTTGGCTTTGTTTCCCCCTCCATTTCCTCCATTATAGCATACTTGACAGGTTCCACGGCCTGAAATATACTTGACATGGCTTATGATCCAAGCTAAACTGATATTGTCAGTACAACCCAAACAGGGACTGCACAAAGCAGTGCTTGGATCACGCACGAACCCGTCCTTGTGACGGGCTTTTGCGTTGCCATGTGATCGGGACAGGAGTAGACCCAACTTCGACGGCAGATCATCCCCAAATAAGTGCCGTGTATAAGGGGTTCGACGCGGACACCTCAAACTCGTCCTGGAATGTCGAAAGGCGAAAGTAATGTGCGCCGCCAAACTGGAGCATCCCAGCAAGTGCGTACAGCCCTCTCCCAGTATCAAGGGAAATAGAGGGTGCAGACGATCAAGTCCATCGCGGGACATTCCCTTTGCGTTTCCTAAATCTGAGCCAAGAATCATACTCAATATGATCGACCTGTCGAAGCTCAAACCCTGCAAGGTATGCGGAAGAAACGACTGGCACTTCCAGGACGTTTGGGCTGGTCTGGTCACTGTGTCCTGCGGCTACTGTTTTGATGACTCCCACTTTATGATCGAGAACGCAACCCAGCCCAACGCACAGAGCGGAGCCATCCAAACCCAGTCGAGTATCGCAAGGCGCTTCATGTGAATAACTTGTGGACAATCAGTTTGATAGCTTCACGTCAGTACCGTCAATCCTACTTGTCAAATGCCAGCCATCACACTTCCTGCATCGGTAGGTGGCGAGCAAGATGCCTTTGTTGAAATACTGTTTGTTGGCGAAGTCCTCAGCCGATGCGTAGTCGTAGATGAACTTCTTGCCACAGCGGATGCGTGATGAAAACCGTTGGTAGACCTTTTCGCCACGGATGTACTCGACCTGCGGGTGATCCGTACCCCAAAGAGGCTTCTTGCGCATATCACTTGAAGTCGTTGATGTCGTAGTGGTTGAACATCTTTTTTGACATGCTCTCGGCAAAATCATCGGACTTGCTGAGCTTGCGTGCCTTCCGACGCACAAGACGCGCGGCAGTCTTCTTCGCGCCGTCTGAGTTGGTACCAGACGGCCAAGAGCGTTTGCGCCAGTCCTTGCGGGTGAGGTGCTTGGCCATATACCCCCATTATAGCAAACCTGCACGCCGCATCTTGGCTTCCATTGTGTCGGCTTCAGGCGATGCCATGACCTTCGTGAACTCAGTGTGGTCAATCTCAAACTCCCGACAGAATCGGGTCACGAATGGCGTCATGGGGTCACCACCTGCCTTCAGGTATGAGACGATCATATGGAACGTCTTTTTGGCTTCAGGTGGGATTTTCTTCATGACCAAAGACGCTTTGGAAGGATGAACGGCAACGATGCGAAACACTTGCTGTGCAGCTCAAACAGGAGTTTGGTGTGCTTACGATCCGTCAGCGTGCTTTCGTAGCACTTGATACTCAGGCCACGGATGCCCTTCTTACACAGTTTGCATGAGGGTAGTTTCGTCTCCTTCTTCCCAGTAGATGCGGCGGATGTAGAGCAGGGCTTCGTTGACCGCTTCGAGGTTTGTTTCCTTGTCTGAGTTTTCTTCATAGGCTGTAGCAATGTCACGTTCAAGTTTTGTTGCAAGGTCGAGGACTTGACCGCGCGTCATTTCCTGGTTGCGGATGGCGCGGAGCATTTGGTGCATGACTGGCTCGACTTCCTGCACGTTGATCGGCAAGACCCCGTGGTACAAAAGGTGTGTTCCCTGCCAAAGCGTGCGGATGTAGGCCACGGCAAACTTCCACGCACGCCCGTCCTTGTCGTCCAGGAACTTCTTGCGCTGGTTCATGGAGTACCCACGGAAGGCGTCAAACACCCCACGGGAGTTCCACACATGAGGGAAGAGGGCGCGTACCATGTCCCCTGCCTTTGTGGTCGATTTGAGGGGCGAGCAGAACGCTTCCAGGATCGTTGGGTTGCACTTGGTTGCGAGGTGCAGGAAGTGGCCGATCTCCCATGAGGTGTCGTCAACGTCACCCTCGATCCAGTGGGTTGTCTTCGGGTTCGCTCCCAGACCAAGTATACGGGTCGTAGGCACGGCGAACACCCCACGGTAGTCGTAGTCGCTTGTTTCGTCATTCAGGCCGTGTGCGCGGCTTCCGACGAGGCATTTGAAGAGTTCTTGCATATCAATATTTGGTCGAGGAGGTCGAGGATATCAGAGCAAGCGGCAAAATAGGAAATAACCATCGTGAACCGTTGTGCTGGGTCAAGCCCATCCAAATAAATATTAGGGTCTTCTTTCAACTTCTCCACCTTCCCTCTCAATTCCTTCATCTTCTCGCGTACCGCTTTAGTCTGCACCTTTTTGATGAACATTGCCATTTCGTATGGGTTGACACGCCAAACACCATCAACGGTGTCTTCTTGCAACTGCGAGCTTGTGAACGTCTCCAAGAACTCGCCGATCCACCATTCTTTTTTGGGCATATCAACAGCAACCTTTGTTGCAGTATCCGTTTACGTCGATTGAATGAGGTTTTTCGTTTTTCGCGTTCCAACCCGCACTGATTTTCTCGATCTTGCCGTGACACTTGGGACAGTCGGCAGGCCATTGGTCGGTCACAATAACGCCCTGCACTCCAAACGCTACGTTCATTTGGTACTTGCAATCTACGCACTGAACGGTGTCTTGGATGAAGCTCATACCTTTTCGATCTCATCAAACGGTACGAACTCGTCCACCTTGCTCGAAACGATCCAGGACACAGCGTCCTTGAACACATTTGCGACCGTGTGGACTTCACCTGTCGCGATCACGCGGAACTTGTCACCTGGTTTATACATAGTTTTTCGTAACACTCAAGGTGAATGATGACTGGCATCCCGTCTTCCGCCTTCATCATGACAGGAAGACGAAACGGGATTGGATATTCGCAAACGGGGCAGATCATTTCCATTTCAGTGTATTTCGTAGCCGCATCGTCGGACGCGTGCTTTGACGTTTAGTAGTGCGCGATGATCGCTCGGTGATGATGCCATCGTGAGCATCGGTTTCGTTTTGTCTGGCGGGAACATCTTGTAGTGGTTCGAGCCATCACGGGAAATGCGCCAGCCAGCCCGTGACAGCTCATCTAAAATATCGTTTATCTCTCGTTTTAGGTGGTGTGAACTCATAGGCTGAAAATCCAAGCAAGAAACGCTATATTGATGAGTGTCGAAATTGCTACTTGTACTTTCGTGCGTGGCGGGCGCGGTTTGTCGATCAACATGATTGCAGCGACTACATCCAACAGGATCAGAACTCCAAAGATGATTTTGAGGTAAATTGGCATAATTGGGGATAAAAGTTATCCACTATCCCCTCTTCATCGGATGCCCCTAAAATGCTGTTTTTGGGCGTTTTTGGGGTGGGGGAGTGCGGTAGGGGAGGGGAGTGTGGGGTTATTTGTGGTCGTCCAGCTCACGTATGATGGCGTCGCGCATGAGCAGGAGGTCAGCACGGCTCATGATGATTTCCACGTGGTACATCTTGCGATGCCGCCAAAGCTGTTTCAGAAGTGACCAGATGCCCTGCGGACGTGAGACGTGGGTGAACCAATGCTCATCCATCCAGTGATTCAACTCGATGTACTCGTCGCAACAGTGGCCGTCGTTGCCGTCACAGACGAACCACGTGCGCGATTTCGATTCATTTTGCAGAACCATATTCACGAAGGGTCTGATAGTAATACTGATGCAGGAATGAGCGCTCGAACTTCCAGCCGTAACTCTTCATCTTGTTGAGCCACAGCAAGCGTCCAACGCGACCGTTCCCATCCTCAAATGGGTGGATCGCCTCGAAACGATTGTGCGCTTCCCAGGCCGTCATGTCGCGCCAGTCAGCACAGAAGCTCGCAATGAGTTCAGGAACCTCGAAAGGAAGTGGCGCAACCCACGATCCAACACGTACTGGAACCTTGCGGAACATGCCGAGCCTGATGCTGTTCTGTTTCGCCATCTCTTCGCCAAGCAGTTCGTGGATTTTACAGATGCGATTTGGCGTCATGTTGACTTGGTGAAGTGCGAACTCAGCGGCGGCCATCGGCAGTTTGTCCCACATCTCACCTTCGATCTGGTTGGATTCAATCAGGAAGGCTTCAAGTCTATCCAACTCGTTTGCTTTTTTCATGGCTTCGTACAGGCTCATACTTTTCGTTTCTTCATGACTAGGTGAGCGATATAAACGTGAGCGGCGACGAGAATCAGGTGAAAAGCGGCGAAGCACCACAAGAGGCCGATCAGCAGTATGCTAGGACAGTTCATACTTTGATATTTACAGTGGCTAAATCGACATACTCATCATCGAAACAGATATCCACAGCCCCTTCTGGGGCTTCCTGCTTGCCGTAGCAAGCGTCCACGTACTCTTCGATGTTCAAGCGCCGAACCTTCTGCTGAGCGTATTCCTTGCCCCCACCAGACCAGACGACGACCGAATGGCCAAGTGCATGGAAGATACGGATGAGGTCGATCATCGTCCATCTAGGCTTCCCACTATACGTCTCCAGCGTACCGTCCACGTCAAATGCAATAATTGCCATAGTTTCACCACAATACCACACATGCAAAGCGTTTTGCAATATGGTTGACATGGATGCTGAACGCATGGTATCATCAGGCCATGAAAATCTCTGAAAAACTCGCCGTGTTTCTGGCGATAGAAGAATCCCAAGCCCGTACGATTCTTGTCAGCTTGATTATCCTCGCAGCATGTGGTGTAGCGATGTATGGAATCTCCAAACAATCATACACACAGGGCTACTCGGATGGTGGCACTGCAATGACACGTGTGCAGGAGGAAAAACACGCCGCAGAGCTGGCTTCAGCGCCTACAAGCACGATGTTCTACGTCGTCTACACTGCTTTGAGTGCTGATGGTGCTGGTCATGCTGAGTTCTCCGCGTTTATCGTAGCGCCAAAGGGTCTGCCAGATTTTGCGGAAATCTCGTCAACATTGATGCAACACCACC